GCCGGTGTCGGCTGCAGCTACCGCCGCCGGCTATGCCTACGGCGCCTACGATCGCGGCGATGGTGTCGGCGGCATCGCCAAAGCGGCTGCCTGGGGCGCGGTGAATGGCATTGTCCCGGTCGACCTGATGCGGAAAGCTATTGCATCGCCGGTGCAGCCGTCCGGGTTTCTGGATGCCGCCGCCAAAGCGCGGACCGAAGCAAACCAGGCCGCAGCTGCGGCGCCGACCACCAGTTCCGCCGGGTCTGCTTCGCCCGCAGGTCCAGCAAGCCGATCGAGCTATATGACCAAGGACGGGCGCAGCGTCGAAGCCACGAAAGCGCAAGCGGCGGCATGGCAGTCGCGCCGAAGGACTGACTGAACATGGTCAGCAAGCAGTACGAGAACCTGTCATTCGGCGTCACGAGCGCGGCTCTCGGCTCCTACGTGACTTCGAGCCTAGCCAGTGCGCAGATGGCGCGCCATGTCCGCAAGATGGATGCCGCACAGCGCTCGCGCGCCATTCAGCGGTTGCAGGGAAAGACCCCGCGCGAGGCGAGCGGCCGTTTTGTCCGGGTCAGCGATGGCAGTCATCGCGGGCACGACATCAGGCTGGGCCGCACCGTGGTGGCCCCCACGGCGACGGTCACAAACAACTTCATCCGGGCCTACTCGACTTATGCGCGCATCGCGCCGTATGCGATGCTTGGCGCCGGCACTATCAATGCCAAGCTGGCATGGGATCGGACCCGCGCGGCCGGGGAGAGTCAGACCGCGGCCGCCGGCGAGGCCGCCAGGTCCGCCGCACTGCCGCTGTCGGCCGCGGTGCTGCCGACCGTGATCGGGCGCTATGCGCCCAAGGCCGGCCTTGCCCTGGCGCGGTTTGCGCTTCCGATCGCCGGTGGCGCCATGCTGATCGGTGGAGTCGCCGGCGCGTGGCGCGCTTACCAGAACGGAGACGGCGCCGCCGGCATCGCGAAGGGCGCAGGCATTGCTGCCGGCGATGTCCTGTCGGCCGGGCTGCTGTCGCGAGGTCTGCAGGCCATGGGCAATGCGACGCAAACTGCGGCACCGTCTGGCTACCTGAACGACGCCGCCAAGGCGCGCACCGCGACCAATCAGGCGGGCGCTGCTGGCCGCCCGCCTGCTGCAGTGGCGCCAGCTGCAACCAATCGATCCGGATACACCACGAAGGATGGTCGCAGCGTCGATGCAACCGAAGCGCAAGCGGCCGCCTACCGGGCGCGGAGGAAAGGCTGATGAGCTGGACGCCGGCGACGCCATGCGGCAGCGAATGCCTCGAACTCTACACTGCGATCAGGGCCCGCATGCTCGGCAAACAGCCGACCTCGGTCAGTCACAAGGGGCGGTCTGTGTCCTACGCTGATACGCCGCTCGAAAAGCTGATCGGATTCTACAACCAGATGCGGGCTGGCTGCGCCGAGGCCGAGGCCAATCTGCCGGCGATCAGCTCCGATCCATATGCCGGGCAGCGCGGCCGCGCCCTGAAACCTCGTTTCACCTGATGGACGCCGCCAGATGACCGAGACCGGCCCACTGAGCGCGCCCGATGTGGCAGCGCTGCCGGTTGCCAACGTCGTTGCGCCGCGCGTACGCGCGTCGCTCGATCAGTCGCGCAACGCCTATCACGCCGCAAGCCAGACCGCGCGTGACGTCGGGTTGTGGCGGCCGCCGCTCAAATCGGCCGATGCCGAGATCATCCTCGAGGCACCCAAGGTGCGCGCCCGTGCGCGAGCCCTGGTGCGCAATCACCCGATTGCGCGACAGGCGGTGCGCGTCTCGCGGCAGGGTGTGATCGGCCCGCGCATGCGTCTTGCGCTCGCGCCCGACTACCGGTTCCTCGGGCTCACCTTTGAGGAAGCGCACGATTTCGCGACGGAGGTCGAGCGGCTGTGGGAGTCCTATGCGCACGGTCCGGACTGCCTGGTTGACGCCGGCCGGCGCATGAATTTCACGCAGATGATGTCGCTGATCCATGACGTCGACATGATCGACGGCGAGGCGCTGCTCGCGGTCGAATGGGCCGAGGCCCGCAAATGGAAAACCTGCTTTCAGGTCGTCGATATCGACCGGCTGCAGAATCCGATGGGATCGCCCGAGACGCAGACCCGCCGTGGCGGCATTGAGCTCGATGATCTCGGCTCGGCGATCGGCTACTGGGTGCGCACGCGCCATCCCGCCGACTGGGGCATCAATCTGACCCCCTGGAAATGGGACTTCGTGCCGCGCGAGACCCAGTGGGGCCGCGCCGTGATGTGCCACACATTCGACCATTTGCGGCCCGGCCAGACCCGCGGCATGAGCGAGTTTGCCTCGGTGGTGACGGCGCTCAAAATGGGCCAGGAGCTGGACGAGGTGACGCTGCAGACGGCGATCCTGCAGACCTGCCTCGCGATCGTGCTGAAAAGTCCGGCCTCGTCCGCCGATGCCATCGCCATGCTGGCGGGTGGTGATCCGACCGCCGGTGAGACCGGCGATCCGATCCTCGCCGCCGAAATGGAGCGGATGGCAGGTCTCGCCTCGTTCTACGACGCAATGGATCTGCGCTACAATGGTCAGCGCATCCCGCATCTGGCGCCGGGCGACGAGCTCGACATGAAGACCGCCTCGCACCCTTCCGCGCAATACGAGGGGTTCCAGAAGCACCAGGGGAAAAATATCTCGGCCGGTCTCGGCGTCGACCCGGTGTCGACGCGGCAGGATTACTCCGACGTTAATTTCTCGTCCGCCCGCATGGCGCAGGCCAACAATCAGCGCGGCTACATCACCCGCCGCGATCGCCTCGTGCATCAGGCCGGCATGCAGATGCTCGCCTGCTGGATGGAGGAGGCGGTATTCAACGGCGCGCTGGAGTTGCCGAAGAACATCACGCCTGCGGACTGGTTTTCTGCCAAGGATGCATTGATCCGCGGCCGCTTCATCACCGCCGGCATGCCGATGATCGACCCCAATAAGGAGCGGCAGGCACAACAGCTCGGCCTGATGATGGGTTGCGAGACGCTCGATTCAATCTGCTCGGAAAACGGTGATGTCTGGGACGAGGTGCTCGAGCAGCAAGCGCGTGAGAAGCGTAAACGCGATGAGCTCGGCCTGTTGCCGATGATGCCGCCAGCCGGCGGTCCCGTGCCGCTTCCTGACGATCCCGACAAGGCCGACACCCAGCAGACCGACGACGCGAACAAGACAAAGGACGCGTGATGATGGCAAAAAAACCGGGCGATCTGATCGAGAAGGCCGCCGGCTTTGCCACCGGCACCGCCGTCGGTGCCGCTGGCTCGGCCGCGGTCGGTGTCGGTGTGACCAAGTTGGCAGCCGGACTGATCAAGGTGGCGCCTGCTCTCGCCCACGTTCCCTACGTGGGCCCCGTGGTCAAGGGTGGCGCGATCCTGTTTGCTGGCTACGAGGCGCTCGGCGCAGTGTCAAAGGCCTATGCCGCCACCACCGATACGAAGAAGCGACCCAAAGCGACCGAGGCGGCCCCTCCGTCCGATGAACCCGTCGAGGTGACGCGTGCGCGGCAGCGGGTGAAGGATGCCCAAGCAATGGCCCGCCGCGCGCCGACGCAAAAAGAAAAGGACGAGTGGAAGCGCCGCGCGGAAGCCGAGCAGGCGCGCTATGAACAACTGGCGACGCCCGCGGCTCCGGTGGCAGCAACAACACCGGCGGTCGAGCAGGCCAAGCCGCAGGAGAAAAGCCTCAGGGAGAAGGTGTTCGGCGAGGCCAAGGAAAACAGCTTCGACAAGCAGCGCAAGGAGCTGAACGAGGCAATCCGCCTCAACGAGCAGATGCTGCAGAAGGAGTTCGGCGGGACGGCCGGGTCCGGCAAGAAGGGCGTGGGGCCTGAGGTTCGCAAGCTGCAGGAGCGCAGCGACGCACTGCGCGCCCAAATGCGCGAGCTCGACAAAGCCGAGCGGGAAGCTCCGTCCGGATTCAAGACAGGTGTCACGCTCGGGCTTTCTGTCGGCGCGCTGCTGGGTGGTGGCTTTGCCGGACACATGCTCGGCAAAGGCACGCTGGCTGCTGCCGAAGCCACCGCCGCCAGAACAACCGCTGGCGTCGAAAAGCTTGCCGAAAAGGCGGCCTCGCTCGTCAACGCATCGAAAAACTCGGTAATTGCCGGCACCATCGAGGGAGACAAAGCGGCGGCGCTCGTCAAGACCGCCGAGAAATCGCTCGCCCGCAAGGGCCTCACGGCGGTCGGCGCGTATGCCATTCCGGCGTTCAACGTCGCGCATGGCGCGGCTCTCACCGCGTACTCGTTCATCCGGCCAGACGACCAGTTTGCGACGGCGGCGCGGACCGAGGGCATGGCGGCGCTCGCCATGGGGGCTGTGGGCGGCAAATACGCCGTCATGGCGCGGCAGGTGGCTCCCGTTCTTTCTCCGCACGGGGCAGCCAAATTACAGTCCGCAGCCAACCGGCTGCGCCGTGAGGTCACCAAGGGACCTGCCGGTGTCGCCAAGGCCGGCGCCCGTCAGGCTGTCGGTGTCGCCGGCAACAGGGCCTCGCAGCGTATCGCTGAGACAGGTGCCCGCTCCGGCGTCGCCAAGGCCGAGGGTGTAGCAGCCGTCGGTGTCGCCAAGGCCAAGGGTGGCGCGGCGGTCGGTGTGGCGCAGAGCCAGGCCGGCGGCCGGGTTGCGGCCTCCAAGCTCAATGCGCAGCGCCCCGTTATCAACGCGGGTGCACGGTCTGGCGTCGCCAAGATCGAGGGCATTGCCAAAGTGAAGAAGGCCGAGGTGAAGGGCAAGCTCGCAGTGTCGCGCGCCATCAAACGCGGCAATGTCCCGCCGAGCTACAAGGACAGCTGGCAGGACACGAAGGGGCGCATCTATCACCGCAAGGATTTCTCTGTGCGCAAGGCGGCCGCAAAGCCAAAGGGCGCGCCGGCCAATGATACAGGCCCCGTGACGGGCTCGCGGCGCGCATGATGGAGCAAGATTTGCGCGAGCGCATGCGCCTCGCCGCACGCTTTGCGGGCCAGCCTGTCGCGATGCTGCCGGACGCGCTGATGGCGCTGCTTGCAGGCGACGCCCCGGCGCCGCAGTCCGAACACGCGAGCCGCTTTGCTGGCGCCTATGATCGCGACACGCGCTGCTCGGTAACGGATGACGGCATCGCCGTCGTGCCCGTGCACGGCACGCTGATCGACCGCGGTGCTTGGCTCGGCAGCTACTGGGGCATGACCTCATACGAAGGCCTCGCCGAGCAGTTCCGCCGCCTGGCCGACGATGCCGAGGTGCGCGCGGTCGTGCTGGACGTCGACTCGGGCGGCGGCATGGTGTCGGGCCTGTTCGACCTGATGCCTGTGCTGGCAGACCTCAAATCCGCCAAACCGGTCTATGCGGTTGCCAACTCCTGCGCCGCCTCGGCGGCCTATGCCATCGCCTGCGCCGCCGACGAGGTATACGTCAACCGGCAGGGCCTCGCCGGCTCGATCGGCGTGATCGCGGTGCACGCGAGCTATGCCGAGATGATGGCCAAGTACGGCATCAGGACCACGCTGATCACGGCCGGCAAGAAAAAAGCTCTTGGCAATCGCTATCAGGACCTCTCCGCCGAGGATCTGGCCGAGCTGCAGATGGGCGTTGACAGGACCGCCGACACTTTCTTCCAGCACGTCGCCGACACGCGCGGGCTCGCCATCGAGGCGATCCGCGGCCAGGAGGCCCGTTGTTTCACCGGCGAGGAGGCTGTCGCACAGGGCCTCGCCGATGGCGTCAAATCGTTCGAGGAGACCCTCGAGCACATCCGAGCGACATCCCGCACGCGGGTTCACCAACCAGGAGGTTTCCGAATGCCAGGCTCGTCCGGGTCGGCCGCACCGCGCGCCGATCTCACCCAAGCCCTGACCGAGGCGGTGGCAAGTCTTGCCGCCAACCGGCAGGCACCCGCCGCCGACGGCATCAGCCGCGCCGAGGCCGAGGCGTTGGCGCGCGCTGCCGCCGACAAGGCCGTTTCCGACGACCGCGGCCGCATTGCCGCGATCCTCGACCATGCGGCCGCCGTCGGTCGCGAGGGGCTCGCGCGCAAACTCGCGTTCCGCGGCCTCGACCTCGCCGCCGCCGTCGAGATCCTCGAAGCAAGCCCGAAGGCGACGTCTCCGGCCGTGGCTGCCGCGGTCAATCCGCTTGCCGCCGAGATGGCCCGCCGCAGCAATTCCGCCGGCATCGCTCCGGAGGCCGCAGCCGATGCCAAGGGCGCCAGTGCCCACCGTCCGCCGCTCGGTGACGTGTTCGCGTCCCGCTTCGGCGGCAGCAAAAAGAAAGGGAACTGAGCCATGATCGGAAATACCAACCCGGTGGCCGAGTATCCTCGGCTCAGTCAGGACTGGCTCAAGCACGAGACCGATCCGCAGATGGGTCGCACCGAGGTCGTCGTCGCTGGCGGCGCCGGCGATCTCAAGACCGGCACCGTGCTCGGCATGGTGTCTGCGAGCAAGAAGTGGGTGCCGCTGGCCCCGGCCGCCACCGATGGCAGCCAGACCGCGGCTGGCATTCTCTATGGCCGCACCGATGCCAGCGGCACGGCCGACGTCAAGGGCGTTGCGATCACCGGGGATGCCCGCGTCGCTCCGCTCGAGTTGACGTTCCCGGCCGGCATCACCGACGCGCAGAAGGCGGCGGCGATGGCGCAACTCGCCGCTCTCGAAATCATTCCCGTTCGCCTCTACTGACGGCCAAAATTTCACCATCCCCTCAGAGCCGACACGCCCCGGCACCACAATGGTGACCGGGGTTTTGCTTGGCCGCAGACCGGAGACCCGCTCCCATGCCCGAACTCGATTTCCTCAGCGATCCGCGCTACGCGGTTCGCAATCTGTCGGCTGCCATCGTGCAGACGCCGAACCTCTACTCGCTGCTCACCGACATGGGTCTGTTCCCCGAGGTCGGCATCCCCGTCACCTACGTCGAGCTGGAGATCAAGAAGGGCTCGCTGTCGCTGATCCCGATGGGCACGCGCGGCGCGCCGGCGCCGCATATGTCACGCGATCGCCGCAACATCCGCATGCTGCCGACGCTGTTCATGCAGCTCAACGACACGCTGCGCCCGTCCGATCTGCAAAACTTGCGGATGTTCGGCACCAACGACGTGTTCGAGCAGTTCGATATGTTGCTCGCAGAACGCATGTTCAAGTTGCAGCGGATGTACCGCATGAGCCACGAGTATCTGCGATGGGGCGCGCTGCATGGCGATGTCATCGACGCGGATGGCTCGACCGTGCTCTACAACTGCTACACGGAGATGGGCGAGAGCCAGGCCTCGTTCGACTTCAAGTTTGGCTCGACCACCACCAACGGGCCGCTGCAGGCGACCAAGACGGTGCGGCGCTACTACGAGCGCAATCTGCTCGGCGAGACCATGACCGGCATCGTCTATTTCGCGTCGTCCTCGTTCATGGACAAGTTGACTCAGCATCCGATGTACATCGAGATGTACAAATTCCAGCAGGCCAATCCCAATCCTCTGTTCGAGGATCAGGAGGTGTTCAAGGTAGGCAACTCGCTGTTCGTCGAGCACAACGGCTATGCGAGCTACACCCAGCCCGACGGCACCTCGGTCGACCGCATCTTTATTGCCGACGGTGAGGCGGTCGGCGTGCCGATGGGCACGCAGGAGTGCTTCCGCTCCTACTTCGCTCCCGGCGAGATGATGCAGGCGGTCAATGCACCCGGTCTCTCGATGTACGTCTCGCTCAAGGAGCTAGATCACGGCGCCGGCGTCGAGGTGCACACCGAATCCGCGCCGTTCTTCGCGGTGCAGAAACCGCGCCTTGTCATCCGCGCATATTCGAGCAACTGATGCGCCAGCGACTCCCCACCGAGGACCTTGACGCGCGGATCGGCGATCCGTCCGCGCGTCCCGACGCCCAGCCGGCGAACCAGGGGCTGCCGCCCTTGCGTGCGTTCGGCGTCCCCACCCGCCAGAAGCAGCCGTCGGTGCAACCCGCGGCGCCCTGGCCGCTGCCCCCCGGCAACAAGAGAATCCCATGAAAACTCACCGCTTCGTGAAGGATTGGAGCTACACGGTCGATGCGATCATGAGCCATCGTTACACCAAGGGCTCGGTGCATAGCCTTCCCGCCGATATTCTTGCCAAGGCCATCAAGGACAAGGCCGTCGAGCCGACCGACAAGGTGGCCGAGCAGCCGATCGTGCCGCCGGTGGCCGAAGACAAGAAGCCCTCAAAGTCCGAAAAGCCGGCGGTCTGATGCCTTCGATCTTCGCCGTGATGGACGAGGTGCTCGACGGCGAGCTCGCCGACCCGGTGACCATCCTGCCCATGCAGCACGGCGATTTCGCGGACGCGCCGGACCCGGACCGGCCTCAATTGCGGTGTCTCGCGCTCGTCAGCGATGGCGAGATCACCGATGCGGCGCCAGCGGGCGGCAAGCTGCACGTTCCGGATCAGATGATCACGGTCGACATCCGTCGGCCGCTGCTGGGGGATCTGGTGCTTCGCAAGGGGGATCGCATCCGGCTCGACGCTTGGCCCGGCACGCCATCCGTCATCGTCAACCGCATCGACAGGCTCGACAAGGAGCGGGTCCTGCTCGTCTGCGGCGAAATCAGGAGCTAGGGGGACGAAATGCTGTCACGATTTGCCCTGCGCGCCGCGACCGTGCGCGCGCTGCGCGGCGCCACCTGGGCCGGCAGCCGGGTGATGGACTCCGAGCTTGCCGCGATCGATGACGTCGCAGCCGAGCACCCGCAACCGGTGATCGTCGTCTACACCGACGACGGCACGTTCAAGACGGGTCCGCATCGCGGACTCGCTGGCGCCAATGGCATGCAGTCGCTGGTGATCGAGATCGCCGTCACGCAGCGGATGACCGTCGAGCATCAGGGCGAGCAGGTGATCGTGTACGATCAGACCTGGACCGATGCCAAGATGGAGTTGACGCTCGATCTTATCGAGCGGCAGGTGCTGTGCGCGCTCACCGATCCAAACAACGTCTGGGGCGAGATGTGGCGCCGCTTTGCGGTTGCGACCGGCGATCGGACATCCAACCGCGGCAACTCGGTGCGCGAGGGTGTACGATTCTCTGGCCGTCAGATCATGATCCCTGTCGAACTGCCGCGCGATCCCGTCCCCGGAGCAAAACCATCTGCACTGTGGGATGATTTCAGGACGCTCGCTGCCACCGATCCAGAGCTTGCTCCCGCACTCGCCATGATCGATGCGGCGCTCGCCGGATCGCAGGTGGAGCCTGACTGGACGGTGCTGAGCCGCGCGTATGCGCTGACCGCCGGCGGCGCCGATGCGCTGATGGTGCGCTGATGCTCGGCACCGTCCCGCATACGCTGCCAGATATCATCGCCGATCTCTACCGCCGGCTCGCCGATCACGAGCGGCGCACGCAGAATGCCAAGCGCACCGGCACCGTGCACGAGATCGACGAGGAAAAAGGCCTCTATCGCATCAAGCTCGGCGAGGACACGGACGGCGATCCGTTTCTCACCCCCTGGCTTCCCAACCAGGAGATCGCCATGGGCGGCTTCAAGGTGGCGATGGGGTTGACCGTCGGCGAGCAGGTCGACGTGCACTCGGA